CTAACTTTGGATACATCCCAGGTTGCAACTTCTCCAGCGTATAGTAAAGCAATGAGTTGTCGTAATGCTTTAGCCCAGCCCTCTTTGCTGTCGGATACCACGATAGTAGTTTTACTATCGAATAACTGATCAGGGACTTCAGGTAGTTGATTAACATACTTAGCCTCTACTGAGAATCCAACACCTGTTCCACACAGGAGGATGTACATCGCTTCATCAAAGGACTTAGGGTCGTCGATAGGCAGATAACTACAGTTATAACCAGCAATGTTCTGACGCTCAAGTGCCTCTCCAGCAGTCATCATACAACGCATCGAAGGCATTACATCCATGTTAAGGATTGCTTTATGTACTGTTTTGTAAATGTGTTGTGGGATCTCATACTTGTGTTTGTCTAACAGTTGTTTCTTCATGAATCCCATGTAGCGATCAACTGTTTCACTCCAGTTCTCACGTCTGCCTTGTTCGTCAATGAAACGACTGTAGCGGCTTTTGTGGATAAAACTTGAGTAGTTATTTAACTTCATTCTTCGTCCTCTTCGGTGTCATCTATTTCGTCAACAAGTTGGTCAAACATGGCTTCGATTCTGTCCTCAAACCTGTCTACCAGTTCTTCTGATGTTATCCCTAAGATCTCCATTAGAGAGATCTCATCTAGTCTCTTAAGTTTTTCAAATAAGTCCAGAATCGTTAAAGCCATAGTCACTCCTTATAATACTTACTCTTTACTAAGTCATAGTTCTCAATCACATACTCCAGATAGTGTACTGCTTTAAGTAGATCTTCTCTACCATTCTTTCGTTGGTGCCTCTGCACATACTTAACAACATTAGCTAACCAAGGGTCTAATGACCATGCTGAGATAACATCCCAAGGTTGTAGTGTTGTCTGTTTGTAATGATCACCACCGACCTGTTTAGCTTGGTTTGAGTACTTCGGAAGCAATTGGTTCACTCCTTCTTTGTTGTTGCCATCCACCGCAGTCTTGGCACTGGTAACGCTGATACTTTCCTGTAAGGGAGGTACTAAACCCTCGCCTTTGTAGATTGATACTAGCGCATCGTGTACAGCTTCGGTGGTCTTTGTTGACTGAGACGTTAGGGTGGGTTCGAATCCAGGGAAGAAATCGCTCATAGACTTTTTCCAGTAAGATTACATCTTGTTTATTGTACTGCTCCATGATTTCCCATGCTGCTTTGTCTTTGTTCATACACTTGATCCAAAGTTCAAAGCCTTCATGCTTAGTCTTCTGACCTAACCCTAACGCTCTAGCTACATAGTCCAGCTTGTTACTAGGAAACCTAAATTCCTTTCTAGCAGTCTTAAGCAGATCAATCTGATGGTAAGGTGCTGGAGGAGACATACCAGCCTCTAGGAACTCTTTATTGAGTGTAGGTATGTCAAACCTAGTCCCATTGTAATGTACCACAGCATCGCATTCATCTAAGAGACTATGGATCTTCTTTAGCATAGTCTTCTTACCGTTTAGGATGCTGCTGAACATTAACTGATCACCTTGATACCACTTAGCGGACCAACACAAAACACTACTGCTGTCTACGATCTGACTGATACTGATGTTCTGTTGAAACAAACCCCAGACATACGCAGTGTTAGGTGCTGATTCGATATCAAGTAGCAGGATTCTCATCAGCGTCTGAGTCTGTACTAAAGTGTGACGGATCATCATGTCCGAATATGTTAACGATCTTGTCAAACTGCTTAACGAATACTTTCTCTTTGACATCGTAACCGTAGTAAGCACCGAGGGCTTCACAGGCTTTCTCTAACAGCGTAGGCCAAGCTATACCACTATCGTAGGTAGCATTAATATCAACCATATGCTGTAGTGGGAAACCATAGTCAGCGTTGTGCCTCTTTCCTTCTTCGTCTTCATCTGAACCTATTGACATATGAAAACTAATTCTACTATCGCTCATCTTCATCTCCATTCATTAGGGCATCCCAGGAATTAGGGAATACTTCAGAGCAGACTCGGCAGATGTTCTCTGCAACGATCCTTGTCTCTGCTTGGGCTTCCTTTGCTAACCTTAATTGACATACTCTAGCAAAGGCGTAAAGGCTCCCACTCCAATACCATTCAGTCATCATGGATTGGGGGAGTATCATCCTAGCTTGCTCAGGGCAAATACCTTCCTTGAGCATTAGGTCGTACAATGTTACCATATAAGCAGTGTACTTGTCAACTGTTGCATTCCAATCAGTGTGACTTTTTACTGGTTCTGATGAACTTCCTTGCTTGACATTTGGTGCTTTACGTCTGAAGTAGGTAGGCTGATAGAATTCTGGTGAGCTATCAACATAACGTCTACTGACTTCATTCCAGGCTAACCCTACCGTATGCTTCATCAACTGCCTAGCTACGAAGATCGGTGCTTTGATCCTGAACTGAATGAAACAATGGCTGAAGGGACTCCAATGATTGTGCTTAGCTAGATAGTTAATCAGCTTGATGTCTTTAGGGTCTAACACTGGTAAAGGAAAGTAGTGGTTACCTTGCTCTGTGTCATACCAATCAACAGCTTCTGACTCTTTATCAAAGCTAACACGAGCAGCATTGACTACCGTTAAGTCATTACCCATGTGTTCGATGTAGTCTACTTTAATGTTTGCCATAAACCTTTCTCATCCTGGTGGCTTGTTTGCTTTCCTCTACAGTCTTCTGCTTCTGATGTGCTTCCCACAGTTTAGCTTTCTCTGCTAGTGCTATGAAGTGATCAAGGCTAACCAGTGCTAAAGGATCAGATCTATTCTGCTTGATGACTAAGAGGGGTTCTTTGTCTTTGCCTTCACAGTGCCGTATTGCTTGTTCATAGTCTGTGTAGACTGCGATTCTTGCTCTGTTCTTGCACTCAATACCGTACCTAAATCGTTCCAGTGCATTCGTCGAGAGCCAGACATCCTCGCCCTGTGTACCCATTGGTGTGCTTTTGCAATCATGTTCGCTTAGGTTGAAAGTGTCTCTTAGCTTTTGCACTACCAGCTTTTGCAGCAGTCTTCCTTTGTTTTTTGCGCTTGAAGGCTTCAATGTCAATCTCCGTCCAATTACTTATCCAGCTCTTAGGGATGATCATGACAGCATTGCAATCATTCTCTCCTATTGCTGCTGCTAGGTGTACTTCATCATCAGTCTCATGCGTCATAAACCCAACGGACTTACATCTTGCTACAGAGCCAGTACCCTTTAGTTGCCATCCTGAGCTGGCTACAGCGTCTATCCACTCTAGGTAGACGATGGTGTCGGTGGTTGCCATATTTCATCCTTCCTACGTCTAATCCACAGTAGTTGTCCGTTCTCTAACACACGCTCAGCATCGCCATCATAAGCCTTCAGCACAGCTTCATACATAGCTAGATCAGTATCAAAGTCACCAAGGATCTTATCAGCCTTCTTAGGACCAATACCACGTAATCCCTGTACATTGTCTACCTTGTCACCAGTAAGGATCTGACGATAGAAGTTCTTGATTGCTTCTTTGTCATTCACGTAGTAATGATCCTTCTTCACAGGATTGTAGTGATGACCAGGGATCATGTCTAAGTCTTTGTCAATGGATACGATGATTGAGTTATCCCTGGTTAGCGTGGCATGGATTCCAATAGCATCATCAGCCTCTTGTCCATCAGCCACTCTGAAGTCCCAAGCAGTAATAAGATACTCACGAAGGCTATGAAGATGTACGGGCCTGGGCGCATCCTTTCTGTTTCCTTTGTATGGTTGTGTCTTAGCAATGTCATGCCTGTAGTTGTCCTTACCAGTTAAGTAACCGACATGGATGTTAGAGGAGAGTTCAATAAAGATCAGCTCCTCCAACATGTCTGCCATCGTTCTGATAGCAACCTTCTCTGGTTCCTCGTTACAGGCAAAGCCTACACGGTAGCAGAGAATGTCACCATCAATGATTGGCATTAGCTTCATTACAGTACGTCTTCTGTTTCTTCTTCCTGCTTAGGCTGTGCACTGTAAGTAACCAAGTCAGTGATAACTAGTTTCTTCAATGAAGGTGATACACCTTTCTTGTTCTTAAAGGTCCATGAGTATGAGCCTATAACACACACAGCCTTTGTACCGTTACCAATGTGTGCAAGCACCTCATCACCGTTCTTATCAAGTGCTTTGATGGTGTGGTTACTCTTAGTAGTAATAAAGAAGCCTTTATCTTCTTTGTTGCGAACAGAGATACCCATATCTTCCAAAGCCTTAACAGCCTTGTCCGACAAGTTAGTCAGATCTACTTGATACTTGCCAGACATATCGTTAGGCTTATCAAGGAAGGGCCACATCAAGGTTGCTTCAATACGTACAGGTTTTTGTTCCATGTTAATTTCCTCAGTGAAAATACAATAACAGTATATCAGTGCATCTTAAATTTGTCAAGCAATATTCTACTTTGTATCTCAGCCATCATTGATTCTGTAGCTGATTCCGCAATAGAATGTAGCAACGCCAACATCATACGGTTTGATACTAACTTATCACTCTCAACATCCATTGTTACATAACCAGCATCATCCTTTCCTATTTTGATAGTTACGACAAGAGAATCAATCTCATCAAAGTTGGTAATCATCAATGTGTTTCCTTCCAGTTGTTTCCTACTTTGTATTCACCCGTTAGAGGACAACGTAAACCCAAGGTAACACCAGCCTTCTCAATAGCTGCTACAGCGAGTTTACCAACATCATCAGCATACTGCTTAGGACATTCTATCTGCCATTCATCATGGACGTTAGCCACAAAGTGTGCAGGTATCTTATGTTTCTTCAGTGACTCGTGTAGGTGGATCAGACCTTGCTTCATCGAGATCGCACCAGCTCCTTGAAGTAACGTGTTAAGTGCTGCGTGTTCCGACCGTACCCATAATCGACGACCGTCAAGGGCAGGTAAATACCCTTTCTCTGCATACCTGCTAACTTTATCTTTAAGTGTCTTGAGAGCTGGCGTATTCTTAAGGAAACGGGTGATGAGTTTCTTTCCTTCCTCGGCGCTCCCTTGAGCAATCGATCCAATCTTAGCTGGCCCTGCTCCATAGAGAAAGGCATAGATAAACGTCTTTGCTTGCGCCCTACTCTCAAGACCAGCAGCGAGTTGGTTTTTAGTGTGGACATCCCCATTGATCACCTCCTTAGTGTACTCATCATCTTTCATGTAATGAGCTAACATACGTAGTTCTAAGCCTGAAGCATCACAGCCAACCAAGACATTACCAGGATCTACAGTCCATACTTGTCTGCATGTTTCACCATACTCAGCATTAACAGCAGGAACCTGTGCCATGTTAGGGCTATGGTGCGTCATACGCCCTGTGACAGCACCGTTAGTGATGACCTTACCGTGTACCCTACCATCATCAGCAACGTGTTCTAGCCACGATGTAGCCTGTGCTATACGCTTCTGGATAAGTAGATATTCACGTATCATTAGTGCAGCTTGTTTTAACTTTTCAGTATCTTTCATATTATCAAAGAACTTAGTCTATTCCATGCACTTGCTGCCACTGCTGGAACTTGTCCGTTACCAAGGGCTTTAAGTCTGTCCACCCTATCGGCCATCCCATGTAATGTTCGCAAAGCATCGCAGTAGGAAGAAAACCTTTGTGCAACATCAACTGCGCCCAATTCAAACTCCCTTTTGATCCTTTCTTGCTTACTTTTTTCGGTCTCCCTGAAGGGAGAATATAAATCCGTTCTTGTGGGTTTTTTGACTCTACGGGCATTACTGCTGTTGGGGTTGAATCCAACAATCCACATTCTATCTCTTTTATGCCTAGCTCCAACTTGGGATGCTGAAAACACTCCCCATTGAGCATCATACCCCATTTTGGCAAGGTCTTGGAGAACAACACCGAGTCCTCTAGTGCGGAGCATAGGGGAGTTTTCGATAAAAGTGAAAGTTGGGTAAACTTCGTTGATGATTCTTGCCATATGTTTCCACATACTGCTCCTTGCGCCATCAATTCCTGCGCCCTTTCCTGCAACTGATATGTCCTGACAGGGAAACCCTCCAGATACGACATCAACAATGCCTCTCCACGGTCTACCGTCAAAAGTCTGAACGTCATCCCAAATCGGGAAAGGCGGGAGAATCCCATCATTTTGTCGCTGCACAAGTACGCTTGCGGCATAAGGCTCCCACTCGACTGCACAGATGGTTCGCCATCCGAGTATATGAGATCCGAGTATTCCGCCACCAGCGCCTGCGAAAAGAGCCAGCTCATTCATTTTATTCCTATATATGTGTTGTATCTAATAAGCATTATGAACAATCCTTTATCAAACGATCTAAAATGACTTCATCAACCATTGGTTTACCTGTCTCAGTAAACTTATCAGGCTTCCAACCTAATGATATCAATCTACGTCCTATCTGATCTCTGGAGCCTGGGTTAAACACTTCAACATGATCCTTTAGCTTCTTACCTGTCTTCTCACTAACACGTTCAGTGATGATCGGTGGAAATATAGTCTGTAGGTTCTCCTCAATGGTTGATAACTTCGTAGTTAACTGAGAGATGAACTCAGTACATAAAGGGATGTCTAGTTTGAATCCATGTCTTTCCTGCTGTGCAACAATGAACTGTACCTTGTGTTCGATATCAATGCTTTGTGGTGAAAAGTCCTTCAATTCTCCGCATAGTTTGCGATGAAGTTCACCAGTAAGATTGACATCCTGGATACAGTAATCAATCATCTCTTTTGTCAAAGCAGTAAAGTCTTGGAACTCAATCTTGTGATTCCCTAATCTTTTCCCCCATGCTTCTAGACTGTGACCTCCTTCGATACTGGGATTCCATAGCCTCGACAGCACGAGCGTATCGGACACCTTCTTGAGTGGTATCGTAATGTTCCACAATCTCCGAAGGTGGTAACCGTCGAAGCTGATTAGATTGTGTCCGATCACTGTGTCGTAATCCTCTATAAGAGGCTTTAGTGTATTTGGATGAGTATGACATACCACCTCACTTGTTGTCAGATCCTTCGTGACTACGCAGAAGATAACAGTCTGCTTCATGTCTGTTTCGATGTCCAGCACTAAGCTCTTCATATTTATGTACCAGTTTCTGATAGTCTTCTAGCAGTGTATCATACTTCTTCTTTAGCTCTGCGTGGTCAGCTAACAGCCTATCCATTACCCACATTAACCTTCTCCTCTGATAACATCTGCTGCATCAGCGTAACCTCTTCTCTCTAAAGCTTCAATACAGCGATCTAACCTTTCTTCACTGGCTTGGAAGGCTACCATCTCAGCAAACTTCTCAAAGTCAAAGTGCTCACAATCCATACGGTTGTTCCAGCATTGGCTCATCATGTCTCTAAGTGTTTGTTTCACTGCCGCTGTCCTTCCAATCAAAGTTCTTTTCCTTTAAGAAAGCTAACTTAATTGCTTCTTTGATACCCCATTGAATCAACATCTTAATCTCTTCATCAGTAAGATCCAAGTGTAGTGTAGCTGTTCCATCATCATGCTCTTCAATGTTTGTTACCTCAGCCATTAAGGTCTCCTGTTAGCATCTTGCATAGCCTCTACATAGTCTGATGTCTTCCTGATCTCATTAATGATCTCTTCAAACGAACAAACTACTTCACCCATTGTAGACCCTGTACGTATCTGCTGTAAAGCAAATCGTTTCGTATCCTCTTTTAAATCTTCATAAGTCTTCATCTTGTGTGACCTCTGATAACCTTCCTGTTGAGTGGCTGTAATAGACGTTACAGGCTGGACCTGTGACACCGCTGAAACGGTTCTTGAGTACCCTAATCCTGGTGGTATTGCGTTCACGTTCATCATCATGCTGTGCATTCCTTTCCATACCGATCACCATATCTGACAACTGTGCAATGCTACCAGATCCTCTAAGCTGACCTAGTGAAGTAGCTGCTCCTTCTTCATGGCCTTTACCGTCTGGTCTTTTAAGATGACTAACAATCAATAGTGCTATGCCTGTCTCCTGAACAATCATCCTAAGCTTGGTCATGATCTCATCTAATGCTTTACGTTCATCGCCAACATCGCCAGAACTGACGACAATACTAATATGATCCAACACAACAAAGCTACATCCGAGTCCTTTAGCCATGAATCTGACTCTTGATAGTATGTTGTCAATTGATGTACTCCCAAAATGATCAAAAAGATAAACCCTATTAGTGCCAAGAGTGTGCTCAAAGGCATCTCTAAACTCCTCATCAGTGTATGCTGTGTCAGGTAAATGCAATGGCTTGTTCGCATGAATAGACATGATACCTTTAGCAGTTCGAACAGTAGACTCCTCCAGGAACATCAAGCCAATGTTATCCTCAGTCTTACATAGGATGTGGTAAACAATCTCCCTCAGTACCTGTGATTTACCAAGTCCAGATCCTGCTGTAAACGTCACCAGCTCACCTTTACGGATACCATAGGTCAAAGCATTCAACCCATGCCAAGGATAGTCACAAGAGGCTTTAATGGCTGGTGTGTTGATCTCTTCCCAAAGCTTTGATCCTTCAATGATCCCATCAGGTACATAGACCTCAGCAGCAAACCAATCCTGGATATACTCCTTAATCATCTCATCTTTGAGATAATCGTTAGCATCCTTGTGTGGTTGCCTGTGCTTTACTATCTTAGCCTTAGCACCGAATAGATCAGCTACCTTCGTAGCAGCTTGCTTACCAACCTCATCAGCATCAAAGCTGATAACAATGGTTTCAAAAGAGTCAAGATATTCATAGTTGTCCTTGCAGTCCTTTAGTGCTGATTGTGCGCCATTGCGTATGCTTACTACTGGATACCGCATACCATTCATTTGATAGACAGCAACAGCATCAAACTCACCTTCAGTGATAGTGATGCTATTACCACCTTTAGCGAATAACTGCGCTCCAAATAAACCTGCCTTAGACCAATCACCTTTGATAGTGCAATCAGTCTTCATTGCATCATGTCTTACCTTGTATGCAGTGACCTTACCATCAGCATCACAGTAGGGGAAAGCTACACCACCCTCATCAGTGATCATCACACCAAAGGCTTTTAATGCATCTCTGGATAGGTTTCTTAGCGGTATGGACTGATACTTGCCATTTAACATTGGAATCACCTTAGCAGACTTTGTATGCTTTTGTCTGAAGTTATCAACATCTATTTTCGTATTCGTACCACAAGCAAAACAGTGTGACCAAGTTTCTCCTTT